TTAGAGAGATGGGAATGGAATTGTGTGTTAAAAATGGAAGGTTTTAAAAGGGGATAAAAGAATGGGAGAAAGGGTAGAAACCGATCTACCACGGGTTCAAAGCCTGAACAAAGCCGCTAGAGTTGGTCTAACGTCCAGTGTGTGCATCCACACACAGATTGTGAGATTTGGGCTCACATCCCGTCGATTTCGTAAGTGGTAACCTAACCACTAAGGGATCAAAGCATGATCAATGCCACAGGTGTTGTTCTGTGAGACATTTGTGTTTAAGGCAACACAAAAAGCCGTTTCCGTCTGCGATTGATAAACGAAAAGAAAGAATCATTCTTCAGTAGTCAAAGTGTCCCACCACGGACCCCAGACTACAGTTGGCAACTGCTGGACTTGTTGGAGTTGTTGTTCACAAAGTTGCACATCAATTGGACGAACTTCGTAAGAGGTGCAAAAGTCAATTAGTGTTTGTTGGCAAATTTTTGGGCAAAAGTCAAGACCATGCGACATAGTCGCATAATTATATTTTTCGTGTATTTTTGTTGGCTGATGTCCAGTTGTTAAATCTAATGTTTTGTGAAGCAAGACTCGTAAGATTGGTATGGCTGCAAACAACTTGTATGCCGCAATAACAACCTCACGGTCCCACCCCAAGAAGTCGCTTCGTTTTTCCAGTGACCATCCAAACTTGGCAAGCACTCTATTCAAGTCAGGGATCATCAAATGTCGGAAAATGTTGCGCTTGTCATCGAAAATAGTCATTGGGCGGCATCCGAGAAAATGGAGTTGTGAGAAATGCTGTCTTTGGAAGGTTTTCAATTTAAAACCCAACAAAAGGTGGTGTTGTTTAAGTTCTTCAATTAATTGGTGATTTAAAGGAATGGTTGTGGCCATGACTCTGTCATCGCCACAGACAGCGATTTTGAATTGAATGTTTTTGCTCTGGAAGAAGTCGACAGCCATGGCAACATTGATGATGGAATTACCGAGTGTGGTGTTGGGATCACCAGAATTGCGCCTTCCTTCACAAGAATACGAAACTATTTTTGTTCTCTTCACAAAGAATCGTGCTTTTGTGTTTAATTGGGCCTTTAAGACATATTTACTGGCTTTGTTGAGTGTTGAATATGTCTTGTAAATGCGTTGTTCAAAAATCAAAGCTTTCTTGTGAATGGTGGAGTCGAAGAGTGTAAAGTCGCTGTCGGCGAAAAAGACAAAACCCAATTGTTGCCAATGTTCAAAAACGGTAGCAATTTCGAGTGAATTCCTGCCACAGGCCAGAAAAACGTTGGAAGTGATTCCATTCCACTTTTCCTCAAATGCATGGAGAGCGCCAAGCATCCAAGGGCCAAGTGTGACTTGGCTACGGAAAGATATACTTGAAATTCCTCGACCGGCGTAAAGTCCTTTGCTCAAGTCTTTTATGAGCAATTCGTTTTTGA